TTCCAACACCTGTTACAGTGTAGTGAGTTGTTTTAGTCTTAGTGGTTTCTGCGCCTGTCGAGTCAGTACGAATGATGACTGTAATATCATCATCGTCAAATATCTTGAAGTTATACGAAAACGTATCATTAGATCCGTCACCGCCAGCACTTCTCCTAGTTGTTGTGCTACTTACTGTCATGCCCCACTCCTATGGTACTTATACAGCATTTTGTATTTATAAGAAAGAATTTACTATTAACGACCCTCTGCAAGCGCAACACCTTCTTTTGCAACAAGAATCATCGCTCTGTAAATATCATCTATTGCTTGACGTTTTTCTGCTGGTGACATGTCTGAATTATAAATTGCTTTGATGTACCTTGTTTGCGCAGACATAGCTTCCTGCATAGCTATTAATGGGATCAAAGATAAGTCAGCTTCCTCGTACACACGCAAGGCTTCTGCTGCATTGTTTTCTTTTATTAACTTGTCAATACTTGTTAGCTTCTTGCTTATTTTTTCATAATTATCGTAGAATCTTTCTACAAACTCTGAACCGCCAGTCGGGTTACGCACGACAAAAGCCCTAATAACCGGCACGTCAGCAAGAGTGTCCAATGGCTTTTCGGGCGTATCAACAATATCAAACTTTTTTAACAAGTAATCACTAAACTCAAGTGCGTATCTTCCTAATGTGCCTGTCCAAGAATTAATAATGTGGTCAACAGCAGCGGGGCTACCCATTGTTCCATTAGTGGTTTCCGACAACCACTTGCCAATTAGTTTGCCTGTTTCACTTGTATATTCAGTATACTGATATTCAGGCAACACCTTCTCAAGATAGCTAGGCACAATAGGCTTTTTAGTGAAAAAGCTAAAATTTGTTTCCAGTTCAACCGCTGGCCTAATCACGTCAGGCAACAAACCTGTGAGAGTGCTAAAGCCCACCACCTGTTCATCTACAAACTTTTTCATAGCTACTGGGTCTTGGTCTACAAAATTGTCAAGCATCCGTTCTGTGCCTGTGCCAAAAACAATTCCCGGGCCAAACGGTTTTGGCACACGCCAAACAGTGTAATCACCGTCTTCAACAGTCCCATCACCTGTAATAAAAATCCAGAACAGATCTTTTTGCCAACGAGGTAACTGCTTGTATCTTTCGTCATCGTGATTGTTAAGCCAAAGCAACACGCTAGGGGCCACGATGTAAGCGTTTATTCTAGCTGTAGTGCGTATTGGGTTTCTTTTAAATGCCTCATAAAGTTTCACATGACCTTGAATTGAAGCGTTTAAAAAAGCGTTTATTCTATTCCAACCACCAACTTTTGTACCCATTCTGCCAAAGTCCAGTGTTACATCTCTTGCGGCAAAACCAGACCCCTCAAGTATTTCTTTGTCTGTAAGATTGTTGTTTCTTTTCAACTTGTTATATGTAAGTTTAAATTCTCCAAGTCGTGATGATGTCTCAAACATCTCAGCAGAAACGCGCAGCCATTCCAGCGGGTTTTTCACTACATTTCGCATTTTATCTGCTTGCATAAACATTTTCATGTCTTTAGCAAAATAGTTCCTGTCCATACTAATAAACATAGACTGCATAGCACCAGACTTTACAAAATTTTCATACATTTTATCGCCTCTAAATATAAGAGACTTGAAACCTGTTAAAGAATGATAAAACGGTATGAATGTTTGATTGCTGAATATAGCAGCAGATATTGTATCTCTTTTAAAGTTACGCACGATAAAGTCTGGTGCTAGTGTTGCGCCTAGCCTCAACGTCCTTGAAAAAGGTTCCATCAATTTTATGACTAAACCAGCCTCTTGCATAGACGCATCCTTAAACACGTCAGCCAATTCTTTACCAACTTCCCAGACCTCACGCTTACCTTTTCTAAAAACAACAACTTCAGAGTCAGAAAGCTGATGACCATCACGTCTAAAGACAGAGTACCCATCAACCACGTCATCCTTTAATGCTTTTGGGTTATCTACAACTTGTTCTAATTCTTTTTTTGTTAGTCTAGTTGCCTTCGCTCTTGCAGTTGACTTTGATATGCCGGGGAAGGCGGCAGGATTTGCTTCTACTAATTCTATAAACTTAACATTTGCAAAATTTCTCTCTGCCGCAACAATCTGACTTATTGTATTCATAAAAATTGTTTCTGACGGAGAAAATGTCTTTTGCTTTCCACCTTTAAACTTTTTAAAAGGGTTCATCACATTTTTAGAAAATGCGCCTGTTGCATCTGCTTCAATGTCTCTGGCGAACGGCACATAATCTTTGCTTGACTCGCGGAACGCTTTTGCTGTTTCTTTTGAAACCATGCCAGAGTCTACTATGTAATCTAATACGCTGTCTTGAAACGTAAGGTACTCTCTAAAAGTGTTGCCATGTTTTGACTCAAGCGCGTTTACTGCTTGTCTTGCTGCCGCAATGTTAACTCCTGTTTCTAAGCCTTTAGCATCACGTTCAATCGCGCGTTTTGATTTTGCATAGACATCCCACTCTTTCATCATCTTGGGGTTATAGCCCTTGAAAACTTCATTCAAACCCTTGCCAGTCTTTTGAGTAGGTGTATCGAATTTAAATGTTCCAGAACGCAAAAACTCTATAGCTTTGCCAATCTGACCGGGCTGTATTCTTTGCTGTTGGTAAGCTGTTATAGCCGAGTTCAATGTACCACCGCTTTTCTTAAAGGCCTGTTCAGCGACATACACAGGATGCAATCGGTCAAGGTATTGAGTTACAGCACGGTTTTTTGCATCAACTATGCTTCCTAATATTGCAGAAGATTTATTGCTTGGCGCAATAGTTTCAGCAATGCTTATAATCGCTTCATTGTCGCTTATAAGAGGTTCGTTTAACTCATCCAGTCTTTCTTGCCGCGCCTGTTCTTCTGGGTCAGGCTTTTTTTTCATAGGCTTGCCACCCTCAAAAGCAGCCTCTAATTGCTCACCGTCCTGAACAGGTCTACGAAAGTCTTTGATGTTTGCGCTTAAAACGTCTTCAACCATGTCAGGGTGACGCGCTATGTCTTCAATAACTTCTGTTGTGCTTTTATTGGTTTTTGCAACACGGCTCATAACCATATCCGTGCCTTTTTTAATAGCCATGCCTGTTCCACCAAGCCCAGCCATAACAAGCCCTACATTTATAAGCTCGTCTTTTGTCGGCAAACGACCCTCCAAAGCTGGCCCTAAACCAGCAAAAACCCCATATTGCGTACCGTATTTTAAAAGTGCAGATTGTCCACCTAAACGCCCCACTATCCCCGGCGCAGCCAACCCAACTCCTGTTACAATTCCAGCCTTTGTAGCCTCGCCAATCCCCTTTTCTATAAATATCTCCCACCATTCTTGTGGCGTTTCTACTTGACCACGTTGCAAAGCCTCTATGTACGTCTGCCTCATCCCCTCTGTGACGAAACCACCCGCAAAACCAGCAACCCCTAAATTACCCCCCGACACTAACGCTCCACCAGCCGCGCTGAGACCACCCACAGGAATATCACCTATTAAGGTTCCCATAGTTTCTATTGCGCGTTCTAAATGTCCAGTGTCTTGTGGTTCTGGTTGCAAAGAGCGTTGTATACTTGAATCAAATAATCCACCGCCGCCCATGTGGTATTCTTTTGCAAGACTCAGCGTAGATTTGCCAAGCCCACGCTTCCAATATTCATCAAACTCAAAATCTTCGCCAACAGCACTCTCTTTAACGGACTCAATTACATTTGCCCAATATTCTTTTATCCCGCCAAAAACTGAGTCTTCCTCTGACTCTTGTTCACGCTCATGTTGTTCTTGGACTATTAAAGAGGTGCGCTTTCTGCGCATATGGTCATCTATTTCCTCTTGAGAAAATCCATAATGTGAGAAAGCTGCTTCTCTAGTTGAAAGATTTTGTTCAATCATTAGCGACTTAACTCTCTAAAGACATATCCTTTGAAACTGTTTTCCCATGCTCTATAAATAGGATGGTCTTCAACTTGAGATAGCGAGGCGTTTGCTGGCAGACCCATTTGCTCTCTTGTTGGCGGCGCAACATCGTCTCTTGAAAAACCTTGAATATTATCAGTTATTGCAAATAAATCTTTTGCCTCATTTTGGAGAGTTTCTTTGCTTGGAACAAAATTAAGCAATGTACTTTCAGGAAGAACAAAGTCGGGGGACAATGGATTTACTAAATCATCAAAGTTCTTACCAGCTTCTAATCCTTCTCTAATAGACTGGCGCACAAAAGCAGAAAATATTTCCATCCTTTCATCAGATGCGCCTGTTGGCTTTGAAACAAGAAGACTGCTTCCTCTAACTCTCAACTCTTTGCTTCCTAACAATTCTGTTATTTTTGACTCTTGTCTTGTTGCTTCTTGTCGTGACTCAACACGAAACAAACTAGCATATTCATCAACTCTAGAAGGAGAAAGTTGGACATGCTCGCGTTCCAGTATGCTCAGGGCTTCTGGCTCACCCAGTAGCCTAAACTTTTGGGTAAGGCTTGTAATTTCACCGCGTTGCACTTTTTGATTTATGGAATTATCCGCTCTGATATTGCTTGACGTGCGAGCCGGGTTATTTGCCGCATTAATAGCGGCGGTAATCATTTGCTCTTGAAGAATAACGCCACCCTTTCCTACAAAATCAAATCCTTCTATTTCCTCTATGCTAACGTCACCTCTTCTTATTGCGGGCATTTTGTTTATAAAAATTTCATCGTTTGCAAGGGTTTCTTTTCTTTCTTTGCTATTGTTCAAAAACAATAACCTTTGTTCTGCTTTTCTTAAATTACTTTCCATAGCAGCAATAATTTTTGATCGCGCAGCCTCATTTGAATTATCCCAAATGCCTTGCGCAACAGCATTACTTCCAAAATCACCATTTTTTGCTTTATCAAATTTTGCTTGCTCTGCCTCAACAGTTGCAAAATCATTCGCCCCAATGTTTTCAACGTCAATGTGGTTAGCGGCTGAAGCAATTTGGTTATTTTGAATTTGTGTTTTTTGTTGGTCAATTTGACTGAATAAAACACTTTCTTCTGGCGCATCTAAAACTGGATTTTTTGCTATTTGTTGTTCAATTTTTTCCAATTCTGGCAAATTAGTAGCGGATCTTATTTGAGTTTGAATATTGCTTCTTACTGAGTCAGATTTTACATCTTGAAGGTCTTTTGAAATATTTGCTGAATTGAATTGGTAGGCTCTTACTGGATATCCTTTTTTTTCATCTGTCTCAACCATAGAGCGAATTTCAGACTCTAAAAATTGATACATTGGACTTCCAACAGGAAAACGCTTTAGTTGCTCTAGTCCTTTGAGAACATCTGATGAAGCTGCAACTCCTGATGCAAAGTGACCTCTGTTAAATGCCTCTTTTTTTGCATTTAAACGTTGTTGCAATAACATCCTCGACATATGACTTTTAACGATATTTTCTCGTCTTTTGCTGTAACCTTTTTTTTCAATATCAGCCATAAGGTTTGCTTCAAATGAATTAAAAGCATTTTTTGAGTCTGTTGTGTTTGTAGATTTGTCGTTAAAAACATGTTCCGTGGCTTTGTCAAAAGCTAAAACATACTCTTCTCTCTTAATTCTATTGTCTTCTTCTTGTCCTTCCATTTTGGCAAATGTTGTTACAACATCGCCAGCAGCCTCAGAAAGACTTGCTAACGCCCTTCCCGGCGCAGTAAATGCGCCAGTGTTTGCTCTCGGGCCTAATGAGCCAGCAGCTAACTCAACTTGTCTTTTAACCAAAGGTATTCTGGGCATGTGCTACCTCAACTTAAAAATGTGTATGTTTGGGCTGCTTGTGCGCCACCAGAAAGCAAACTTTGATAAGAAGAAAGTTGAAATGCTTTTTGCCTCGCTCTTCCCTCTGCCCTTGCCAAATTTGCCTCATTTGTTTTAGCTAAAGCCTCAATGTCGGCAGCATATTGTATATTTAATGCGTCCATCTCTGTGTTAAAAAAAGCATCAGCCGCAGCCAAGTAAGGGCTACCAGACATTTCAATTCCTGATGCAGCCGTTGCCACATTTTGCGTGGCAAAAACTCTTGAATTGCTTTCTCGCAAAGCGGCTTCTTCTGCTATTTTTTTTCTGCGTAAAAGTTCTTTTTCTTGTTGAGCAATAGCTGCATTGTAATCACCCATAGCCCTAGCATTTGCAGCCGCAGATTGGTTTCCTTTGAAACCGCCCACAGCAGAGCCAACAACCGCCGTTGTAGCCGCTATTGTAAGTGGATCTGCCATTAAATTACCTTTGCCATCCTAAAATAATCGCTTCTGTCTGGGCCAAACTTTGCCATAACGCCTTCCTTTTTAAAACCCATCCACTCTGCAAACTTGATTGCCTCTAAATTTTCTGCATGAACACTTGCTTGCACTCTATGCAGCTTTTTATTTTTTAATATAACTTCAAATAATGTCTTTGCATATCTAGCAAGAGAAACTTTCCAAGGATATGCATGTTTTGATAATATTACCCACCCCTCTGCCACACCTTGCCACATCTCATGTACCCCACCAACTGCAACAATATTCTTATCTCCAATTACAGCAAATCCCATTACATCATTTCCACTATTGAAAGCAGCCCTCATGCTTTCTGGAAAATCAAAATCAGTTTCAATGGAGTTAACAAACTCTTGAGTAAATGGCACAATTTTAAGCATCAAATGTGTTTGACCTTCTCATAATAGCAAGAACCGTCATAGGCAATGGTTGGGATTGTCTCACCACCACCCTTGCATCGTTTTCATAACCAGCCGGAAAACTGATTTCTTTGTCACCATTGAACAACGGCACAGCCTCATCCATAGCCATGCTGCTGTCACGGAATGGCAATCTGTCTAAACCGCCTGTGTTCGGCCCCATCTCTGCGCCAACCGTATTAAAAAATCTAACAGTTATACCATGTATCCGCTTGATCTTTCCCTGCGCTATGCCATCTTCTGCACCAGCTTCAAGCCGTAATGTTTCTACAGTTGATCTAAAGCCAAAGCCAACATGCACTTTTGATGCGCTTCTGTCTAAAGTTATTGAACCACCTGACACTGTTTTGTCAGCATGTGTTGAGCCATCTGCCAACACAGACACAATTTCCCCCTCAAGGTGATTCAGCCCTGTGATGGTGCTTGTTGCTGTGCTGTCATATGTCAGGCCGCTATCTAAGAAGAAAGCATCCGTAACGTCTGTTCCAAACTCTATGGGCTTTAGAAACTCTACATGACGGACTGTACCACCGTTGATTTCACGCCTTACAGATACATAAACCTGATCTTCAGCCCCAGACGGTATTGATGTGACGCTCTCAACGATAGCCGCTGCTTGATTAGTTGTTGTCAGCCTTGTTGTGTCGGAACTCTTGATACTCAACAAGCCGCCGGGCGTGGGTGATGTTTCTTTTACAGTGACAACTGCCGCTGCTGGATTTGCCACGGTAAAATCAGTGTGAGCATTGATTGCAGTAAATATGTTGTCGGCAGTTGTGTCGTTGTTGGTGTTTGGCCTAAAGCCAAGTGATGATGACGGTGACGAACTGCCAACCGCCTCTGATGTAAATGTGACAGTTGTGCCATCGCTTTTTGTTAATACCAGTGTGGTTCCCACCGCTATGTTTGCAAAATCACTGACGGTTATAGTTGCATGTGCGCTTGTACCGCCAATCGTGTGATCGTGCCATCCTATAGCCGCGTTTGCTCTGTCGTATGTAAGACCTACCAACCGTCCATCACTATGAACAAACCACAAGATTAACTCTGGCTCTTGTTGCCATACCATATCTGTAAGACCGCCACGCGGTATGTGGTCAGCAAGTATTGTCAAGTCGATGCCAAGCAAGCCATCTGTATCTAAATCAAAGGTTATCTCTTTGACCTTCTCTTGACCTTTCTGAATAAGTATTGTGCTGTTTCCAGCCCTCACAGGACGCACATCTGATGAACCAAATGTAGTCTCACGCAACACGTTCACGTTTGTTGGTGTTACTGGCGTAGATCCTGTGCCGCCCGACAAGGTAAACTCTGAACTTGTGGTCAACACCTGTAGGAAACGTGCTGGCAACAGGTGCTTAATGACGTTCACTTTGTCAGAAGCAATCGTAAAATTGACTGCTGAGTCATCGTTTGTGCCGGGTGTCATGTTTTCAAAATCAGCCGATACTGAGCCAAATATGGTCTGTGGCTGGCCTGTAGTGCCAGCAAAGTATAAACGCTGCTCATAGAACGCAACGGCCTTGGGGAAGCCCTGATCGCCGCCAAACGCACCCAGTGACCATTTTGTTGTCGGATTGCCTGATCCTACTACACTAGCTGGCAAAACACCGTCTGCATTTTTGAATGTAGCAGTTACGTTTTGTGCGTCTGTAAACCCTGTAATTTTTACAAAACCAGAGCCACTGTGTTGAAACTCCCATTCAAGACTGCCGTATGTTTCTGTGCCTGATAAGTGCACTGGTGGTGTGCTTCCACTTGTCTCTGTTCCAGTGTCAGTTTTCTTATAAACATTGTTACCAAATCTTACCAA